CCCCTGTGGTATCGCGCGTTTTGGCCGTAACTCGGAGTTTTTGTCATGGGTAGCCAGCAGGTTTCGTCGGGAGGGGAGCGACAGGCCGCTGTGCTTGAGGACCGGCGATCATTGTGGATGGACCTATGGCGGAAGCTAAAGGCAGAGAACGGAGAAACTGCTTCGCCTGCTTTGGAACTGCTGAACCGCTTCAAACTGGTGGACGAACGGCTGGCCATCCTGTTCGGGGATCGCCAGGTTAAGCACGGCGCGGAACCAGAAAAACCGGAGGCGCCGGGTGGAGTGGCGGAGAGGTTTAAGCGGTATCGCATCGTGGGGTAGGGATGAATGGACCAGCGACAATCACATCCAAGGAACTCGCCAACGCGTTGGGGACCACACCGCAACGTGTCGGCTGGTGGATCCGGAAGGGGATGCCATACGTCAGCCGGAACGGAGTCTACCAATTTGACCCGGATGCTGTCGAGGCATGGCTTACGGCTAATGGAGTCATCGCGGAACAGGCCGGGAGGGTAGAACAGACGATCGCGAGAAACAGGGCGGATGTCGCCAGACACTTTGGTGTGAACGAACACACCGTGTCAGTCTGGCAGCGGCGGGATGGGTTCCCCGGGCGCCCAGCCACGCCTGGCAAACACGATGGACACTACCCGATCCAAGAGATCGACGAGTGGCTGCAGACGATCAGGAGGAACGACCCTGCACAGCGGGAATGTGGGACACACGATGACACTGTCAAGAGCGAGCGAGCCAGGCTACTAGGGATCCAGTGCGAGGAACGCGAGCTGCGGCTGCGGCAGAAGCGGGACGAGCTGATTGGTGTCGAGGTTGTGACTGCGTTCATGTCCCGTGTGATCAACCAGGCCGCGGCAGTGATCGATGAGATTCCAGACAGGGTGTTGAGTCACATCCCGCAGGAGGTGCAGGCAGCCGCCAGGCGGGCAATACGGGATGACCTCGTGGGGCTGTCCCGAGACTTGCGGCTGACCTTCGGCGAATTAGCGACAGGGGACATGGATGAATCGGCTGACTTCGTCATGGAGGACGGCGTGGAAGCCGAGGGAGACGGTGCTGATTGAAGAATGGGCTCCGACGCGGTTTCATTTATCGAGGCAGTACGAGGCCAGCGGTGGGCCGTATAACCTGCGATCCTACCCGTACATGGTGGAGATTTTGCAGGCGTTCGCGAACCCAGCAGTGGAGAAAATATCGATTATTGCGTCAACTCAGGTGGGAAAGACTCTGTTCGTCCAGGTCGCGCTGGCCTACGCCGCGGTCACTGATCCGGCCCCGGCCCTGATCTGCTTGCCGAACCAGGCTGCGGCGATCGAGTTCCGTGACAGGTTCTACGGCAACGCGATGGAGTCCGCGGAACTGCGTGACCGTGTTCCCCCGGAGAGGAAATGGAATACCAGGCACATCGATCTGAAGACAAGCCGGGTGTACCTGGCGTGGGCCGGGTCGCGGCAGCGGCTGCGTGGCCGAGCATGCCGGTACGTGATTCTGTCGGAGGTGGACGTCTACCAGCGGACCATGGCCGGGGACCCAGTCCGCGTCGCAGAGGAGCGGACGAAGAAGTTCTACCGGAGGAAGATCGTTCAGGAATCCACCCCTGTCGGCGAGGAATCCCCGATCGCCGCCGAGTACGAGGCAGGGGACAAGCGGCGGTGGTATGGCCGGTGTCCGGAGTGCGGCCGGTTCCAGGAGTTGCGGTTTTTCACTTTTCAGAAGGGGGACATCGCAGGACGCGGAGGCATCGCTGGGTACCGTGGTGACGACGGGGAGCTGCTGCAAGCGGACGAGGCCCGGGCCGGTGCCTATTACATCTGCCTGAACGGCTGCGAAATCAGGGATGACCGCAAACTGGAGATGGTGACGGGTGGTCGCTGGGTTCGCGCGGGACAGGATATCGACCAAGAGGGCAGACTTACGGGCACCCCCACCAGGAGCGATCGGCACGCATCGTTCCACCTGTGGTCGATACACAGCAATACGGTCACGATCGCGGATATCGCGGAGGCGTTCATCCGGCACGTGGACGGCGGGCAGCTCGGCGAGTTCTTTGAGAACTGGCTCGGGTTGAAGTATTCGACCTCTAAACGCGTTCCGCGGTGGCGGCGGGTCGCGGAACGCTTGGCCGGGAGCTACAGCCGGGGGTATGTGTGGCCCGAGGCGTGGTTCCTGACGTCCGGCGTGGACGTCCAGGAGGATGTGGTCTACTGGTCGGTCCGCGCCTGGGGCGGCGGCATTCGGTCCTGGCTTGTCGATTGGGGTGTCCTGCAGCGGTACCCTGACCAGGAAAAGCCGGACGGACTGTGCAGCGACCTGGATCAATTGACCGAGCGGGTTTTGAATCGCCGCTGGCCGGTGCACGGTGGTCAGAAGACGCCGCTTGGAAAGTCGGAGGTCGGTGTCAAGCTGCTGGCGATCGACAGCAACTACCGGACGACGGACGTCCGGCGGTGGATCGACGACGTGCGCAGCAAGCGAGTGCGTGCCGTGATCGGAGACACGCGGACGGTGAAGGCAGCGGACCGGTTCCGCCGGACCAGGATCGAGCGAACCGAGAACAAGAAGAGTAAGAGGGGCATGGAGGTCTGGAGGGTCAACGTCAACGTCTACAAGGAGGATCTGATGGAGCGGATCGTGTCCGGTTGCGACGGCAAGGATGACTCGTTTCGGTTTCCGTCGGACATCGGCCGGCTTGGGGCGACGTTCCTCAAGCAACTAGTGAATGAGCGAAAGCGTATCGTCGAGGACCGGTACGGCAGGAAGCGGATGGAGTGGGTCGTCCATTCGAAGTCAACAGGAGAGCATGGTTGGGACACGGAGGTTTATTCACGGGCCGCGGCTGACATGGTGTTAGCGGACCAGCGACTTGATTGGAATAGCGCCAACTGGCCTTTGCCACGGGAAGGGGATGACCAGCCCGTGGAAATGCTGGGGCGTGCAGCGAGAGAATAAAAGACAATGGCAAAGCAACGAACGGATTCTGATGATGTGGCGGAGGTTGACACCCCGCTTGTTACTGGCACAAACGGAAAGACACGCAAGCCTCGTCAAGGCGATGTTGCGTTGGTAAAGTGCGTGCGGTGCAGCACCGAGGATCACCCGGTATATTGCCGCGCAACCAGTACGGCTCCTGGCGGTCTTTACACATATTTTCAGTGCCCGGTGTGTCTAGACAGACCTCCGAAGAGGCCCAATTATAATCTGCTGCGGCGGTTCAGCTCGCAGTATCACCAGGAAGACTTCAACGCCAGGCCTTAAGGTTACCAATATTTGTTAGACTGGCGGGCAGCGGGAAACCCACGTATTCGCGATAAAAACACGCCTCACAACAACTACCTACCAACAGTTGGTAGGTAGTTTCTATTGAATAGCTGCCACTGGGTTTATGCTTGTGGCATGCCATCTGATGCTGAAATACTCGAAGCAGCTCGCACGAGGTTGCTGGAACTCCTACAGGCAGGGGTCCAGGAGTTCCATGAGGGTGCTGAACGCGCCAGGATGCTTGAGTTGAAGCAAGTGCAAGACATTATCGACAAATACCAAGATCGCGCTGGAGCCCCTGGTTTCGTGCCGATCAAACCGGTGGACGTGTGATGATTCGGTGGTTGCGCAACCTGATCATGGGTTCCGACGAGTCCTACAAGGCCGCGCGGGTCAACCGGACCAACCATAACTGGCAGCCGAAGAGCCACTCGGGCGAGGACGCCATCCGGGAGGCGTGGGAGCTGATGTCGGCCAGATCCCGGGATCTGGCCATCAACAGCCCTGTTGCAAAGGCGATTGCCGGCACGTTATCCGACCTGATAGTTGGTGGCGGCATGCAATCGTACGCGGTGCCGTTCTCGACAGATGTGCTGTCACTGCTTGACACCCCAGACTTGCTGCGGACGAAGATTCTGCAGGATCTGGAGTACAGCCTGGAGTCTGATGAGTTTTTTGAACGCTGGAGTAATCATGCGGACGCGGATGGCGAGAATACCTGGGGGGAACTGGAGCGTCTGGCAGCCTACGAGATGATCAACGCGGGCAACGCGATCCTGCTGGAGGTGTTACAGCCGTCGGCAGATCGCGAGATTCCGCTGTGCTACCAGTTGATCGAGAGGGACCAACTGGACACGTCGAAGGACCGGCCGGGCTCTCCAGGGACCAACCGGATAATGAACGGGATCGAGTTCGACGACAGGAACCGCAAGGTAGCCTACCACATTTTCGATGCTCACCCGTCGAGCAATTACGATTACCGTGGCCTGGCATTGAGCAGCCGGATACCAGCCAGCAGAATCATCCACTCCTACATGCGATTTCGCCCCAGCCAGCGGAGCGGGCACCCCTGGGCTCAGGAGGCCCACCAGTCGATCCGGGATGGGGATTGGTACATGGGAGCCGAGTTGACCAGCGCGGCGCTCGGAGCCCTGTTGACTTTCATCCACAAGAGCCCCAACCACGATCTGCTGCGAGGCTTGTCGGACGGGATGGACGACGACAACGACGAATACGGAAATCCGTTGATGAAATTGGGGGCTGGATTGATCTTCAAGGGTGGCGCGGACGATGAGATCGAAATCGCCGAGAGCAAACGGCCGAATCGGGACGCGGCGCCATTCATGAGGCAGATCCGGACCGAACAGGCGATGGCTGCCGGAATCAGCCCGAGCCGGCTAACCCGGGACTACCAGAACCACTCCTACACCTCGGCTCGCGCTGCCCATCTGGACGACGACGCGCACATAAAGCCGCTGCAGAGGTTTTTTGCGGCCAAGATTTCTCTTCCCATCCGCCGGCGAGTCAACGCGATGTCTGCCGGGCTGGGGCTGCTGCGGTCCAAGACGCCGCGGGAGTTCCGCCGGGATATGGTGCGGCTGCAGCAATTCGAGGCGATGGGTCCTGGCCGTGAGCAGTTGGACCCCGAGAAGGAGACAGAGGCTGCGATCAGCAAACTGAGGGCCGGCCTGAGCAACCTGCAGATCGAGAACGGCCGGCGTCAACAGCACTGGGTGCGTGTCCTGCTCCAACGGGTCATCGAGGACAACGTATCGGAGGCCCTCGGGGTCACCTTGGACTACTCGAAGGGCCAGGGGGATTCCAGGCAACAGAGCGAGAGCAGGGTGTCCGTGGATGGCGGAACGGAGGAAGACGATGCCGATACAGCGTAACCACAAGTCGCGGCACGTCGTGGCCGCGGTTCTCAATGAGGTGTGGGCGATCGACCCTGACAAACTGGAGCAGATCTGCGGATTTTTGGAACTCCGCGCCAACGGTTACACACCGACCGAGGACGAGGTATCCGGGATCATGGCGGCCAACGGGCGCAGTCGTGGCGCTGAGGAGGAAGACGAGGATCCGATCCTGGACGGTGTCCAGCACATGCGACTGTTTGGCACGATGGCGCCGCGGATGAACATGCTGATGTCGTTTTCCGGCGGCACAAGCACGCAGCAACTGGAGGGCAAGCTGGCAAAAGCCCTGGCCAACAAGGACGTCCGTACGGTCGTGCTGGAGGTCGACAGCCCGGGTGGGGTCGTGACGGGGACGGAGGAGTTGCGGCGCGCCGTGCTGTCAATGCGTGGCAACAAGCGGGTTGTGGCGATTGCCAGAGGATCGGCGGCATCCGCGGCCTATTACGTCGCCAGTGCGGCCGAGGAGTTCTACGCTACCCCATCTACGACGATCGGAAGTATCGGGGTCTACGCGATCCACCGAGAGATCAGCAAAGCGGCCGAGGATGCAGGGATCCGGTTCACCGTCATCCGCGCCGGCAAAAACAAGGCGGTGGGAAATCCCTACGAGCGGCTTGACGCCAACGCACTGAAGGTCCTGCAGGCCAGGATCGAGGAGCCCTACGAGCAGTTCTTGCAGGCCGTGGCCGAAAACCGGAGGACCACGGTCGAGCAGGTCGAGGAGCGATATGGGCAGGGGACAGTATTTTTGGCGGCCAGGGCCGCGAGTCTGGGCATGATTGACGGAGTGAGATCCTTCGGCGAGTTGATGGGCGCCGAGCGATCCCGGGCCGTCGAGCCCGCCACCATCGTGGTGACGTTTAGCCAGCCGCGCGGTGCGGCAGATTCTGAATCGGAGAACAAAATGAGTACGAAAGTGAAGGCTGCACTGCACGCTCGAGGATTGGTCGAGGCGGATGCGTCTGACGAGCAGTGCCAGGCGGTGCTGCAGGCGTCATTTCGCGCACGCGGAGAGAGTGTGCCCGATGGCGATGATGCAATCGTTGCGGCCCTGTTTGCCTGGGACCGCAAGGAAGAGCCGGTGCCGAAGCCGGTCGAGGTTCCCAAGCCGGTGGAAACGCCCAAGCAGATGGACGAGGCCACCGTGAAATTGGCCGAGAGGAACCGTATTGCGGACATCAAGGCCCGCGGCGAAATCCTGGGCATTGACGCCAACACCATTCAATCGGCGGTCGACGATGGTTTGGAGCCAGCAGCGGCTGCCGACAAATGGATTGCGGATCGGATTGCCAATCACAAGCCAGTCCAGGGGCGGATCGAGAACACCGAGCCCGAGATGGACAAGACGGTGGACGCTGCAGTCGCGGTGCTGGGCCGGCGTTGTGGTTTGCAGATCGAGGCACCCCCGCACGCCCGAGACATGGCCGGGATGTCATTTTTGGAGATTGGACGCCGGTGCGTCTCGCTTTCTGGCGGTCGAGTGACGCACAACCCAGAACAGGACGCTTTGGCGTTCCTGCAACTCGGCGGGGCGGATCGCCAGGTCTTCCACAGCGATTTATACGCTGCGGACCCGTCATACAATCGCCCCGGGGACTTCCCACACCTGCTGTCGAATTTGGCGAACAAGATCCTGGACAGCGGGTTTACCATGGCTGAAACCACGTATACGCAGTGGTGCGCCAGGATGGCGGACGCGATGGACTTTAAGCCGAGGACCATCATTGCATCGGGAATCTTTGACAACCTCGACCTGATCATGGATGACGAGGATCCAAAGCAGTTGAAGATGAGCGAAGAGCTGATGCAATGGATCGCGGTGGACCGGTACGCGAACAAGGTCGGGTTGACGCCTGTAATGGTGGCCAACGATGACCTGGACGCGTTCAACACCCAACTGCAGTCGCTGGCCTACGCCCATGAGGCCAAGCTGAATACGCTCTGCGTGGCCCAGGTTGGAACCAATCCGGTACTTCCGGACAACGTGGCGTTGTTCAATGGCACAACCAGCGGGCACTGGAACATCAGCGGAACTTCCGCGGCGGTGTCGAGTGCATCGCTGGCCATCATGCGGACCCTTCACCGTATGCAGCCTGGTGTCGGCACGGCGAAGAAGATCAAGACGCCTGCCAGGATCCTGCTGGCTCCTCCCGGACAGGAGGAGGCAGCGCTGCAGACCCTGGCCCCGCTGGTCCAGTATGAGCAGAAGATGGCGGCCGCCGACACAGGAATCAACACTGTGCGAGGCACCATGCGTGTCGTGATCGAGAACGACCTGGTCGACTACAGCACGACCAACTGGTACACGCTGGCCGACCCGGCGGTGCGAAGGACGATCGTGTACTCCTTCCAGCGTGGGTACGGCGCCGGCGGTCAGCGGGAGACGTGGTTTGAAAATGGCCGCAAAACCCGTTACGTGGCGTTGGAAGGCCGGTTTGCCGCGGTGGCCGCATCGTGGCGAGGCATCTGCGTCAACCAGTTCTCCGGCTAATCGCTGGCTCGGCAGGAGAGTGAATTTTCGTTGTCGTGGCGGTTTGTAAGAGGGCCGCCACACACCTTTACTTGGGAGTATTCCGATGGGAAAAATTGCAACTTGTGACCATTTCAGAATGGCCGACTGGCTGGCGTTGCCGGCTACGGTCGGTGCTGCCCCGTTCATTGTCGAGGAGGAGGGCGCCACTGGGGCATCGCACACGCTGGCCGATGATGGATTCTACAACCTCGCGTTGGACGCGACTGGCGAGGCACAGACTCTGACTTTTTCGATGGGCGATATTTTGCGTTACGACATCGACAACCTGATCCGGGCGGAGTTCATCGCCCAGGTCACGTCAGCGAGCCTGGCAGGGATCTCGGTGGTGTTTGGTTTGGCATCGGCCAAAAACGCTGCCCCGGACTCGGTTGCGGCAAACGCCTATTTTAAGTTGGCGGCTTCGTTCGCCGTGGTCTGCGAAACGGACGACGGGACTAACGACAATGACGACGTGGCGACTGGCCAGACGCTGGTCACTGCGACACCACGGCGGTTCGCGATTGACTTTTCGCGGGACGTACAGACCGTCTCCCCCCCTGGAACGTCCAAGGGCGGCAAGGGCAACGTCCATTTCTACATGGACGATGTCAATGGGTACCTGAAGAGAGTCTGCAGTTCCACGCTGTTCGATATGAGCAACTACACGGATGGGTTGCAGCTGTACGCCATGATCTTGAAGGCCAGTGGCACCACGCTTGGCACGTTGGGAATCAAGGACATAAAGGTCGAACACAAGTTGGTAGCGTGATGTGGGTCGGCGCACGTTGCCGTCAGGACCCTCCCCTGGCGGCAGCGTGTCTGTGTGGATCGGAATGCAATCAGCCTGTTTTAGTGGGGCGTGGCGTGGCGTTCGCGTACAAGAAAATGTTGCGGCGCGTCATCAATGACGTGTTCATGAACTCGGATTTCTTCGCCGAGGAAGTGACGTTTTACTTGGTTGATCCAGGCACGAGCTACGAAGACCCCGTTAGCAGCCCTGTCGCTGGGGACGCTTGTCCTGTCACGGTTCACATCGACTCGGACCGTGACCGGGAGTTTGTTGAAAGCGGTGCGCTACGAGTCGTTGAGCGATTGCTGGTACTGGTGAGTCGCGTGGAGGACGAGGAAGAGAACACGAAAGGCTGGTTCCGGACGCCGGCGGTTGGAATGAAGATGATGCGATCGGTGGAGGCGGACCCGTGGCAGGAGCCATTCGTCTTTACCGGCGAGATTTCCTATGAGCGAGCAACCCATTGGCGTCTGGTATTTGAGCGGGAGCGGACGCTTGGACAGGGGATGACACGGTGATCATTCCAATTGGTTGGCCGTCGGTATTCGAGGACGCGTTGGAGCAGTTGTTTTCCAGTTCGCCAACGCTACAGGATGCTACCGGAAAGACTCCGGAGCAGTTGCGAGAAGAGAACATCTTTAACGATTACTCGTGGTATGAGCAGACTGACGACGGGGTGCTGAAGTCGATGCGTCCTCTGGTGGTCTTCCGTGAGGACGAGCTGACAATCACCCGTGACACGTTCACGGCCAACCGAAGCCAAGGCAACCTGTGGGCAGGTTCGGTGGGCGTGTTGATCACCGACAACGCGATCCACCAAGGGAATAACGACCCGATCCACCACAAGGAAAGCAAACGGAACTTTGTCAATTTTGTCGGGTCGATCCTGGATGACATCGAGCAGGTCGCTGGGGTCGACGTCAACCTTGGCTTCCAGGCGATCGAGATGGTCATGCCGTACACACGCACGCCGCTTCACCATCGTTCGGTGAACAACGACATCTGGGAGTTTGGTTTGGCCGTACGGTTTGGAATAGGAGAGTGACTCGTGGTAGTTGCTTTCGCTGTGACGATCGACGATGAGCACTCCCTGCAGTTCAGCCGGGCGGTTCAACGACAGATCCTCACCGCGACCTACCGTGCAATCGGTGATCGTTGGCAAACGAAGTGGCTACCACGTCACTTCACCCGCCGCGCCAGGGACATCTACGGTTATCATCCCAGATCAAAGAAGTATCAAGCCAGAAAGGAACGCGCTGCCCAACGTGCAGGGTCGAAGATCAAGAAGGGTGGCCGGGTCGATCTGGTCTACACGGGGCTGGCCGAAAGGCTGTTCAGCAAGAGGCATGCGATCCGCGCCTACCCGACCCGCGCCACGATCAACATTCACGGACCGACTTACGTCTCGATGCGTCCCAGGCAGGGTAACACGCGAGCGATAGGTCCCGAGGTTCTTAAGGTGATCCCCGAAGAACTGCGAGACTTGGACGACACTGGGCAGAAGACGCTCGAGACGTTGATGAAGAAGGCGCCACGCCGACAACGGAAAATCAAAGGACGGTAATTCCATGACCGCGACAGTATTCTACCCGCACGCCATCGACTTCGCCGATGCTGTATCCGTCATTACGCAACTGACGTCCGTGTCTCCGATGTACAACTTCCAGGACCTGGTTGAGGCGTCCTCAGGTGATGTCGCGCCGATGTGGTCCGGGTCGCTGAGTTCTGCCCCTGCGGTGAACTTTGGCGCCAGGCAGGTAAAGACCATACTTGACCTGACCGACCCCATTGCCGCGCACCTGAAGGGAAAGTATTACATCGCTCACGATGGGACCGGATCAACCTGCGACCTGTGGCTACGCAAGGGTGAGTCGTACGGACTACGCACCGCTGACGCCACGGCAGAGCATGAGCGGCTGAGGATGACTCGTGGGTTCCTACGGTGGGACAGCATCACAGCCAATCAGGGATCCGTGGCCGAGATCTCGTGCATGTTGGCTGCCGGATGGGATGGAACGAATGACCCTCTTGTACAGACTCAGTCTGCGCTGGCCAAGTCTGTCACGGTCGACCACCTATTTACGCTTGGACCTCTGGTGATCAACGGCGCTGATGTCGGCGGCCTGCAGGGGTGGACGATGAATAACGGCATCTCGCCGGAAGTAATATTCGACAAGGGCATCCCATTCCCAACCTACCTGGGGATCGCAGCATACAACCCGACCATCATGGCCCGGGTACGCGACTCGTCGCTGATGCGTACATTCGGCACGCGAGGCACTGCGATCACGAGTCTGTCATGGTACCTACGGAAGCTGAAGAAGTCCGATCTGTGTGAAGCGGACGCGACCGAGGTGCATATTAAGTTCAGCGCCACGGCCGGTACAGTCAAAGCAAGGCAATCGGACAACCGCGGCATGGTTGACCTGTTCATCCAAGTCCAGAAGGCAAGCGCTGCAGCGTACGCATACACCTACGACACCACGGCGGCAATCACCTGATGGCAGTAATTCAGTATTTTGTACCGGGCTGGTCAGTAGCATCGATCGTTGGCGAAGACAATAACGTTCTCCGCCGAGAATTCGAACGATTGGGTCTGTCGCGTGTGCTACGTGACGTAGCCAAGGTGCCCCGAGACGCAACGCTGACTGGTGTCCAAAAGGGTCCAGGCGGCATGGACGGTCTGTTGATCACCCCGCGGCGAGCAGATGGTGAAACTGCCGACTGCTGCTACCGCCAAGAAAAACAGGCGTGGCGAGAATCGGAGAACAAGGAATACTGGCTGGGGACCATGGCGGACGAGCCAATCCTGCCGATTGACGTGCAGCGCCGCAAGGTTTTCCTCGGGTACAACATCTCGGCAGATGATGGCCCGCCATGGCTGGTGCCGATCGCCCGGAGTGAAGACGACAGCCGGGTTACGCTGCCACAAGACGTGATGTTCGTAGCTGGCAAGCCGACGACAAAGCTACGCAAGCAATACGAGGGCCTGTGGGAACTGGCGAACGAGATCGTAGCGTGGTGTGCTGGCGAGGAGGATACGCCGGCCAGAGACCGAAGTTGGCGGATTATGGCGGCCCTAACGGCGCTGAACACCAACTACCGAGTATGGCAGGACGAGGTCAACCTCGCGCAGGAACTGGGTTGCTCGATCATGGCGACGGACATCCTCGACGCGGTTTGCCTCTCGATTGCAGACATTCAGTTTGCCGTGGAGGTCAAAAAAAAAGACTTGTTGGAGAGTGGCCGAGAACTGCTAGGTTCCGGCGATTCTACCAATGGTACAGAGGTTGGATCAAACACAAGCCCAGTTGGGGTGAACTGATTGCGTGCGAGATGGTGCATCAATCTGACCGCGAGGCCGAGCACAAGTGGCAATTAAGCAATCCTTTGTTGGCGATGCTTCGAAGCTGACGGCCGAACTGGACAAGGTCAACCGCGGGTACGCGCAACTGGAAGAAAAGCTTCAGCGGCTGACGGATGAATCCGAGAAGGGTGCAAAGGCTGGCGAGCGGCAGATGTCGACGTTCTCGCAGGTGGCCGTCAGTGCTGGGAGTCAGGTCGTCGCTTTGGCGGCGTCTTATATCTCGCTTCAGGCGGCAATTTCCGGCGTCACGCAGGCGATGGAACGTCAGCGGGAAGTCGAGCAGGACAACCTGTCACTCCATGAACGGCTTGCCAAGGCCCAGGCTGAACTGATCCGCAACATGGGCCCGGACATCGCTGCGGCAACCAGGCAGATCGCGGAGATCCAGAAAGAAACGGGTGTCGACCGAGTCGCACTCACCGAGGCGGCCAGTTTTGCCGTGTCGTCAAAGGCAGGCGACATTACCAACCCGCAGGCGATAAGCGCCATGGGTGCGGCGGCGAAACTGGTTCCGGATCGCCCAGAAGCGCTGACGACCTACACTCAGGCGGTGCTGCAGGTCATGGCCGCCAGCGGAGTGAAAGATCCCAAGCAGGCCCTCGGATTCATTCAATCCGGTATTGGTATCTCGTCCATTGCGGACCCTGCGCTGTTCGCGGAAAACATCGCGCCGACAATTTTCGCCGGTACGATCCAGGATAAGGCCGATCCGATCCGTGCGGCCCGTGAGTCCGCGGCACTGTTTACGACCTTCACAAAGTTCGGCGAGACCGAAGGCGCGGTATCGAGTACAGCATCCATATCCTTCATGGATATATTAGGCCAGCATTTCCGCGACCGCAAGGATGACCCTGGGTCACTGTTCGGCCGGCTGGGTGTGCTGCAACAGGACCCCGCGTTGGGCAAGAAGTTTATCGAGGATGGAGGGCTGAAGGGGCGACTGCCGGCCAAACTGCGAACCGTTGTGCGGGACCTGCTGGATCCGACCTCTGATGTATCTCGCACTTTACGGGAAGTAGAACCGCAGTTGAACTTTGACGCGGCACCGTACGAGGCCCGTATTGGAGCCATCGAGGGGGCCACCCCATCGCTGCAACTGTCGGAGAGGATGCGTCGTGGTGTGGCTGCGACCGAGACACAGCAGGTCGACGCGCCAGGCGGCGGTGCCAGGGCAGCGGCTGGGGAATTGCTGCGGCGTGGAATGAATGCGTCCTCAACCAACATCCTGCAACACGGCGTGTCATTACTGGAGGGCTGGGGCTATTCCCTACGGTCCGGGTTTGCTTCGCCAGAGGAGGCTCCTGGGATCGCGTCAGGATATCTCCAGAACCGCCTCGGTGCATTGGAGGCGGATGGGATAACTCCACAAGAGAAACCACAGGTTGATGCACTTCGCACGCTGATAGACGAGCTGCGGCAGTTGCGGCAGGACGTCAGACAGGGCCAGGGCTCGGTAATCACTGGCGCGGCCAACGCCCAACCGACGAGGCACGCAGAGAACTGATGGCAAACCTCATTGGCAACTTTGGTTTTATCCGCATCGACGGCGAACTTCAGCTGCCGCGGCAGAGGCATTCCCTGGAGACCCGCGCTGGCGTGGACGGGACAGCCGTGTGGAAGACCGGGACGCGAGCCGATCCACAACGGCTGGTGACGGTTGTGGACACGCTGAACGAGGGTGCCGCGACATTGCTATATCGGATGTACGTCGATGAGACCAGCAGACTTGTGCGGATCGAGGTCAACGGGGTGAGTTGGACCTATGTGGACTACCTGATACTGAACGTCGAGAAACTGAGGATACGAAACCATCTGGCGGCCGTGGGCGGCCTGTTCGGCGGCTACACGCTGCTGACGTGCGCTTGGGACGTGCTGCCAGTATTTAGGGACGGACAATCATGAGCACAAATACCCTGGTAGTCAGCTTGGCGATGAACTCGCAGGAGGTCCTGGACGCAGCAGACTTCCCCGGCGCGAGCGGTAGTGGGGACAGGACGCTACGGTCGAGCGGATTCAACACGACGGACACGCTCAACAGCACCTCCACCCCGGCGTTGGAAAAGACCCCAGCGATCATAGAGGTGACGATCGGTGGGTCACCAACCGTGATCGACCTGTCTGCTGTCGACATCGGAGTCGGGCGAACGGCTGACATGACGGGCAAGAAACTGGTCGCCTACCAGTTCAAGGCAGCAATCGGCAATGCGGGTAACGTGACCGTGGGACCGGACGGGACCAACGGATACGACCTTTTCGGCGCGTCAGGTCTGCACGTGTTCGTCCCCGGGGAAACCCTCGGCGCCATCATCACCGGGGTGGCCACCGCAAAGTCGGCCGTCGCGGCGGCTGATCTACGCATCAATATTGCTGGTACGTCAGGAGACGTGATCGACGTTGCCCTCTGGTTCGGGACGTAAAAATACCGATGACCACTACGCTGGACTTATCAACGGAGGTCAACGCGGAGCCGTACCCGGTTACGACCACCGTCTTTGTCAAGCAACATTGGAATGACGAGTGGGTAGAGCAGATTGGCCTTTCAGTTGACCGGATTGCCTGGTCGGCCTCTCCACAGGTCGGTACCGCCCAACTGTATTGGAGATACGGGGTTGGCAAACTGGCAGGGCTGACAGCGTTTCAGCAGTTGGCGAGGAAGTCGCTCAACCGTTGGTGGGTCAAGATCCGCGTGTCCGCAAGAAGTTTGACGATCCCCAATGCCACGCACCCCAAGGATTGGTATGGATTCATCGACCAGACCGCGGATCACGTCGGCGGCAAGGTCACGGTCGCCACCGGCGAACAAGCACTGATCGCGTACGGGATGGAGGGACTGCTGTATCGGTACCCGATCAGGCACGCACCATTTCACAGCCTACTTAGCGGCCACTTGGAGTGGGCGGAATATGGAGGCGTCTGCAACCGGGACGGAAAGCCAAATAAGTATGCGGCGTTGGGGGAGCGATTTTCTGAGGCTGCCGATGCAGAACACTGGACGACGCGGGATATCGTACTCTACGTAGCAAAGTTTCACGCACCGAAACGGTCGGGATTGGCGATTTTCGAACAGCAATTTGGTTTCGATTTCAACGGAGACGTTGCCCGTGCCGGTGGCTCGATAATTGTTGACGAGAGCAAGGCAGAACTCCCGGACTGGGATCGCCCGGAGATTGAACTACACGGGCGCACTCCCGGACAAATCTTAAACGCGCTAATATCGCGTCAGCGCCTGATGGGGTGGACGCTGGAGGTTGACACGACCCGCGATCCAAACGGCCTAAAGCTGATTCCGTTTACGTTCAGCGATACCGATATTTTCTTGACCGGCGGCAATAAGATCCATCGCAATACAAGCACGTTTCACCTCGACGTACATGACTCATCGGACGGCGCCGTCGCGATGACCTTCGACGGGACTGGCATGTACGATCAAGTGATCGTCGAGGGTGCCCGGAGGCGGTCTGTATTTACCATCTCCAGTGCCGATAGCACGATGATCGCAGGCTGGGACAGCAACCAGGAGTCGGACTACGCTCTGGCGGCAAGCACAGATCCTGCCTACCCAGATGCTGCCGAGGTAGACGAGCGGCGCCGACGTAACGCAGAAGCTCGTGCGACGGATGCTGTTGTCGACGTGTACAGTAAGTTCCGTGTCCCGCACGACTGGGATTTCGAAGCTGGAGACGGTGAAGGCGGCACTACAAACCCGGTGTTTCTGTATTCGGCAAAGAGTGATGCCCCAGACTCTTTTGATACAGGTTACATACCATACAGCCCATCGATTGCATTCGAGCCGACCCTGCCGCTACGGGCCAACATCGACTACTCAACCGGTCAGAGCACGCCCCTTGGAACTGGTGTCGACGAGGAGTTGGCGCCAATCGTACTGATCGAAAAGCCTGACGCTCCAGGACATTTCGTTCCAATTGAAAAGGCTGGGATGCAGGCGGATATTCCGACGACTGACACGGATGCCAATCAGCGCTGGTCGGCCAGCGTTCGGGTGAACACTCGGAACCGAGAGCCAGCGTTTTACGTGCGCGTTGGAGGTCAACCACAGCACGTGATCGCGTCTGCTGATTTTGCCCCATTGGCCGAGGACAGGGAACTCGGCAGCTTCGAGTGGCAAGACATTGTGGCAACGATGTCCGTCGAGGAGGACAGGCACGCGATCGGTGTGTGGCCAGACGCGCAGGACCTGGCAAGCGATATCGATGGCGTACGTGTGCTGCGAATCCAGGCTGGAAGGGCTTACCGCCTGGACTACATGCCAGACGGTACGGTCCTTGGTGTCAATCCGGTGACAGGTGCGTTAATCAAGTCTCCATCGCCTCAATGGGTCAACGATGACCGTGACGCACTGACTAACCTGGCGCGAGTGGCGTATCAGTGGTACGGGCGAGAGCGGCGGATATTCCAGCTCCAGACGCTGAAGATTTTCAACGAGTTATCGATCGGCGATCTGATTGTCAGCGTATCCCGGACAGACACGGATGACCAGGACATCGGGACCGTAGTCACCCAGATCGCACTCGAGCTGCCTAGGTCGTCATACGCACACGCAGCACCTGCCAGCATGTCGATCTTTACCGCTTACGCCGACCTCGACCCATTGAGGATCTGATCACATGAGCGGCGGCGCCATCCCGGTATCGATTGAGCAGCGACTGCAGGCGATCGAGCGAGAAAAATCCTCGATGCGTGCGGTGATTGACCAGATGGCCCGCCGCGACTTGGCGACGGACTTGCCTCGCCAGATCTGGATCGCGAAGACGGTGGACGATGGCACGGGATACCCCGCATCGGGAGACACGTTCGCGATCATCTTCCAAGACGGCTCGTTTCAGCGATCGCCTGGAAGCCCATCCAGTGCGTACACTGACCGATCTGCGTCGGCCCAGGAGTACGCGAAATCCATTGCCGGTCAACACTACGACGAGGGGAGCTACGTCGCGGTCTTTGAGGAAAACCGGCAGTATTGGATTGCTGACGGAGGTGGCGGCGCTGGTCTTGTGTTGGCCTGGAACGGCGAAACCGTTATCCACCCGAAGCTCAGCGGGCAGATGTTCTACGCCACCCGGGACGAGACATTAGCGCGCAAATATAAGTCTGGCGATGTGCTGGA